AACTTCAGCATCTTTCTTCCTTGTATATCTGGAACCAAGGTCCGCATTTGCAAGGATATTGAATCCTTCGGCATATGATTGCATGATTCCATACTCAATGCCATTATGAACCATCTTGACAAAATGACCTGCTCCAGGACCACCGCAATGCAACCAACCAAGTTCAGATTGTCTTACGAAATCGCCATCTCTAGTCCTTGGGGCAGCAGCGATCCCTGGGGCGAGTGCATTAAAAATGGGCGCACAAGCGGTGACTGCAGTATCTCCGCCACCAACCATAAGACAGTATCCACGCTCCAAACCGTAAACACCAACACTAGTACCGCAGTCAATATATTGGATGCCAAATTTGGCCAACCTTTTTGCCCTTTGTCTACTGTCTTTAAAATTGGAATTGCCATGATCAATAATAATGTCGCCTTCACGACAATATCGTAATAGGTCATTGATAGTGTCCTCTACTGTTTCTGCTGGTACAACCATCATAAAGATGCCTGGTTTACTACCATCATGAACTATCGAAACAAGGCTTTCCAGAGAAGTGGTACATCCACTGATATAACCCTTCTCATATTGCTCTTCAGCTTTTGCATAGTTGTTCCTGTAACCCCATACTTCGTGTCCGTTGGCAATCAAACGACGAGACATACCCTCGCCCATTCTACCCAATCCGATGATTCCTACTTTCATTTTCCACCTCTATATCTTACTGGCCAAGTTGATTCTAGTGTAACAGTTAAAAGAAGAACGAAAAAAAGAACAAATGCTACTGTCATATTGTACTACCCGGAACATAATTAATGCCATCAAGAAGTTCATCCAATAATGCACCATATTCTCTGAACTTTCGATCACCGGCAATATAAGCTCTCTGTCTCCTCCAAATTGCTTCGGCAAGCAATTTTCTTTCTTCGATTGTAAATTGTTCTGTTCTGGTCATTTAATTAATTCCATTGCTTTATGTAGTTCTCTTGAATGTTCTAGTTCATCATTTAAAATCTCAAGAATTTTATCATCATGACCATGAAGTGCCAGATGTTTTGCATACGTTGTAGCAGCATGAATTTCTATCTCGTATGACAAATGGTATGCAGACTTAGGAGCCACCCAATAATAAACCACGTTGACCCAATAATAGATAAGGACGAGGTGTTTGGCGACAAAGCGATCCACCCAATAAGCATTACCGCCCCTACTTTCCATATATTCCAGATGTGATGTTTCATTTATGCTCTGTTCGAAGTGTTGAAGCATGAGGTCTATATGTTCAGGTCCTCTAAGACCCATAGACTCCCGAAAATGTAAGACACTCAAAAATGCAAAATAAGGTGCCCGAGCAATCTCCTCAAGCACCCAAAATCTCTGATAATTTCTACCACGATAAAGATAATCAATAATAGAAATTGTAACTGATAATGTAAAAGAGTTTAGTTTTTTCATTACTCCCCCTCTTCTCTTTTTCTGATGAGATAACCAAGTAAAATTCCACTTAACCAAGAAACATAAAGATATAGAACATTTTCAGTAAGTTTGAAAAACTCACTCCATTCCATAGTCTTCATCCTCATATAAAGGACAAGGTTCTTCAAATAAAACTTCAATTCTCATTTGATTTGCCTTCTCGATGAGTTCTTGGAAAAACTCTTCTTTACATTCCTCTCCCATTAGTTTATCGTAATTTTTAACCATGGTAGTAAAGGGTCAATTACTCCAATAAGTCGAAGCAGACCCTCAGCAAAAAGTGCAAGAACAACCCACCCAACACACATACTAATAATTGAAGCATTACGATTATGTCGGCGTATTGCAGCATCTATCATCTCCTGACACTCTTCTTTAGTGACATAATGTTCTGGTCTAATTTCAGTCATTCGGTGCGCCATAAGAAGGAGGTTGACCCATTACCTTATCTATAGGGTCTGGACCTCCAGATAATATAGCACATGCTCTTTTGTAGAAGAAGTTGTCAGTATTTCCTGATGCTTCAAACGTTGCCTTTATCTTCACCCAATTATTATAGGTGTGTTCGTCCATGTTCGTGCCTCTAAACTACACACTAGCTATAATAGTCAGTAGTTCAAAAGTGTCAACTTTGTGTTGAAATGAACAAAGTGATTAAGAAAATATAAAGAACGGAAAGGAGAGGATTCGAACCTCCGGATGCTTTCACATCTCCTGTTTTCAAGACAGGTGCATTAAACCGCTCTGCCACCTTTCCAAATTTTATCGGACTTCAAAATCCAATTTACGAATTTTGCGTTTTCGTCTTTGTTCTTGCCACTCAATATCTTGCTGTGACAAAACTCCCTTTTTATCTTTGGGTTGATATGAGTTTATCATAACAACCTGACCCAAGTCAACTGCAGAAATTTTATCTCCACGTATTGATGTCATGTTGGGGCAACCGCAAGAAACCGTCTTACTTGGATGTCCCTCCAATTCCCGTCCACAGGAGGAACATCTTATCTTAATATTGTCCATTTTAATGTTCTAAACTTCTTCAGTTTTCAGTTATTTATCTAAAATCTGGTCCACCATACCAACCAACTATTGTTGTTCTTTCACCAGACTTTAAAGGTCTGACTCTATGTAGTGTGGTAGAAGGGAATATTACACAGTCACCCATATCCAATTTCAGAGTTTCCATCTCTTTATGACCGTCCAAAATTAATTGAAGTTCTCCCCCTTCATAATCATCTTTACTACTCAAACACAATACAATAGATAATTTTCTAAATCCAGTATTGCTTTCTGGTGCAGAGATATCAGAGTGCCATTTATATCCAGTATTTTTACCTTCATAAAAAAGAAACTGAATAGCATCATGCCATCCAACTAGATCATAATGAAATATTTCATCATTAACCTGTCTTATATAATAGTCTAATACACCACTCAACCAATATTGTTGAGGAATATCGCCCGATAAACAGTTTCTAATGCTTTTATTGACAACGACTTTTTCGCTACCTACACCAGCATCATCCAATTCAATATTTTCACTCACATATTTAAAAATACCACCCACCACAGTGGAATCTATACCAGTATTAAAGTACGCAAACTCGGGATAATTTTTCATTACAATTCAAACTAAATGGGCAATATCGGATTCGAACCAATGACCAACTGCGTGTAAAGCAGCTGCGCTACCGCTGCGCTAATCGCCCGTATCTCTTAATTGTAGCATATACTCTACGGTTTTGGCAACATCTTCCATTGCTAATCGCAAGTCTTCTCTTTGACCCGACTCTTGATGACATACTGGTCTTCTATTATCAGTAAGAGTCCAGCGCCAAAGTCCCATACTATTACAATACCAGAGTTTGATATTCATCTAACTCAATCATACTTATGTCTATTTAACAGTTCTGGATTATTTCTGTATAAAGAACGACAATAACTCTCAACATCTGTATCCATAGCATAATGTGCTTGCAAGTGAATTGCCTGAATAATACCCAATGATCCAACTACCAACAGGTTAAAGTGAGTTACTGGGGAGGTAAGAATTTTCTTCATAAAAAAAGGGGGTCCGAAGACCCCCATATTATAGCACGGATTCAGTGAATCAGAAGCTGTACTTTGCGCCCAGCTTAACTCCATAACCGTTCTCAGCACCATTAGCGCCACCAGCGAATGCGAATTCGCCGTAGACTCCAACTGCTTCGGTAGCGGCAACAGAAGCGCCAACCTTACCAGAGATAACGGTGTCGGAAGCGCCGCCATCAGGAGTGACGAAGCTAGGACCGATTTGAGCATAATAACCTACGCTATCACCAGCGGTGCCTTCCCAACCAATGTGCAGGTCGGTGGTCGTGCTGGTGTAGTCGCCGCCAGTGAAACCAGAGTTGGCTTCGACGTTAACGTAGGGTCCTGCAAAAGCAGCACCAGCGAAAAGGGGAGCAGCAGCGAGTGCTGCGAATGCGGATTTAATCATTTTAGATACCTCGTTATTTTCTCGCAGAGTAATACCTGCGGATGGAAAGAGACTCGACGTGTCTCTGTTTAACTTCGTGACTACTTGCGAGTAGTTGAGGCTTTCATCACTTGGTTATTTATAAAGTTTTACAACAATACGGGAATACGGGTTCCCGAAGCGGAGTATCGGAATCGAACCGACGACATCTAACTTGGAAGGATAGCGTTCTACCGCTGAACTAACTCCGCATTGTGGTGGGGGTAGAACCCCCAGTCACTTCCTTCACACGGACATATGAAGTATACGACAAGATGTACCACCTTGTCAAGCCACTCGTCGGACTTGAACCGACGACCTACGGTTTACAAAACCGTTGCTCTATCCAGCTGAGCTAGAGTGGCAACTCCCCCTCCTGGATTCGAACCAGGGACCCATTGATTAACAGT